ACTTTGCACCCGGACGTAGCAAGTGCATCGCAGTATCAATCCCGTACATCATGTAGATTTTATTTTCCATAGCTGTTTAATAGAATCTCACAATAACAATTCCTGAACCACCAGCAGCGCCGTTTTGGGATGAATTATCACTGCCCGTCCCGCCTGCGCCCCCACCAGTGTTTGCTGTACCGGCCACACCATTTGATCGCGATCCTCCGTTACCTCCGCCACCCGTACCGCCTATTCCAATTGCACTAGCGCCTGCTTGATAGCCGCCACCACCGCCACCACCAGCATAGGTTACGGAGACGCCAGATATTGACGATGTTGTGCCATTGCCGCCGTTACCGCCTTTTGAAGCTGTGCCAGTTCCCCCAACTTGTGCGGCACCGCCGCCCCCACCCCCTCCGTATTGTGGGCCAGAGTTGGTTCCGCTGCCGCCATTGCTGCCTTGTGATGGATTGGTTGATGGGGTGTTACCCGCTCCTCCGGCGCCTGTAGAACTACCTCCTGCCCCAGAACCACCTGCAAGGCCAGCGATAGCTGTGCCTGGACCAGTTCCATAAGCTCCGCCGCCACCACCATTAGACGTAATTGTATGAAATACAGAATTAGAGCCGTTACTGCCATAAGCACTAGGAGCGCCAGCGGCACCGCCGCCACCCACAGTCACGGTGTAACTTTGACCACCTACAATACTAATTGTGCCAGTTCTGAGTCCGCCGGCGCCTCCGCCACCAGTTGGATAAAGAGCGGCTACAACCCCAGATGAACCGCCGCCACCGGCCACAACCAAATATTCTGCTGTGTTTGTTCCAACAGGAGCTGTTGCCGTACCTGATGCTGTAAATGTAAAAGTTGTGGCTGTGCCGGGCAGCCTGTAGCGCAATATAACGATACCAGACCCGCCTGATCCACCATTTACGTTAGACCCTGAAAACCCACTAGCACCACCACCGCCGCCAGTATTAGCTACGCCGTTTCCTCCTACTGTAGAGCTAGCAGTTCCGTTGCCCCCGCCACCAGCACCACCTATTCCAGCAGTTCCGCCCTGAGAGCCGGCACCACCACCACCGCTATATGTCGCAGAATTGCCGCCTATAGAAGTTGCTGTACCGTTTCCACCGTTGCCGCCACGAGTACTGCTTCCGTTAAGACCATTCTCCGCCGATCCTCCGCCGCCACCACCCCCATAATTGGGACCACTTGCGTTGTTAGTGCCACCATTGTTGCCCTGTGATGGAGATGTTACTGGTGTATTGCCATTTCCTCCAGAGGCACTACCTCCGGCAGATGCGGCCCCACCACCAGAACCGCCATTTTTGCCTATTGCTTCCGCGTTGCCACCACCGCCACCACCACCGTTTGAGGTGATGGTTGAAAAAATGGAATTTCCACCGTTTGAACCAGCCGCTAACGAAATGCCTCCAACACCTCCAGAACCGACCGTAATCGTATAACTTTGCAATCCAACCACAGCAAGTCCGGTACCAGTTCTAAAGCCACCTGCACCACCACCACCGCCACACGAACCGCCACCACCGCCTCCGGCAACAACAAGATATTCAACTTCAGTTACACCAGCAGGACAAGTCCAATTAGTTGTTGCAATAAATGTTTCTGTAACAATTGTTCCCGGAAGGCCCGGCCAAGTGCCGGCTTTAATATATTGCAACGCTTGTTGTAGCGTCCAAATACCAGAAGCCGTAGTGGTAGATACCGTTATTGGCTGTCTTGTGATGAAGTTACCGGGGTAATTGCCGCTCATATTTATCCTAAGATACGATTTGGTATTTGATGATAACTATGCCAGAACCGCCAGTTCCGCCGTTAGGATTGCCGCCGCCGCCGCCACCACCTCGGTTTGCTGTTCCAGAGGTTGCGTCAGGGGCAAAATAGCTGCCGCCATTTCCGCCGCCGCCAGCACCGCCAGGACCAATAGTATTTTGAAATGTAGAGCCGCCACCACCCCCAGCATAAGTTACTGAAGGGCCGCTAATTGTAGAAGCAGTTCCGTTGCCACCTCTACCTCCTATTACTGGCCCACCACTTCCCCCAATTTCTGATGCTCCACCACCACCGCCGGCCTGTAAAAGAGGGTCACTACCGCCATTTGCGCTGCCGCCATTATTGCCTTGAGACGGATTTGTAGATGGCGTGTTGCCTGCACCACCACCTCCACCAACTCCTCCTGCTTGCGTTCCACCACCGCCTCCAGACCCACCTGCTCTTCCGGCAGTAGCGGGGTTTGCCTGACCTCCTCCTCCTCCGCCATTTGAAGTGATTGTGGAGAATGTTGAGTTACCGCCATTTCCACCAAGACCGGTGCTTACGGAACCAGTTCCGCCAGCGCCAACTGTTACCGTATAAGTGGTTCCTGCAACAACTCCCAAACCAGTTCCTACTCTAAATCCTCCAGCGCCACCGCCACCGCCACCGTAACCAGAACCTCCGCCGCCGCCACCACCACCAGCAGCAACAACAAGATACTCAACTTCAGTTACACCAGCAGGACAAGTCCACGTTGAAGAGCTTGTAAACGTGTTTACAAGGGTGCTTACTATTTGTCCTTTACCAAACGCTAACGTCCAAATACCAGAACTTGGATAGGTCGCCGTGGTGGCGCTCATTATTTGACCGGGATAGCCATGGATAGGCATGTCGTACCTTTACGAGCTGATTTGTTCGTAGCTAACTGAAAATGCGATAGCGTTGTTTGTGCCGCTAGCAACAACAATCGCTTTATCTTCCAGCAGATAAGTGGCCGTGGTCTTGTCCATCACGATCAACGATGCAAACGCCGGCACCGAGATATTGGACGCGATCGGGAACACGTTGCTAGAGCTGACTACCACAGCGTTCCCCGCCGCAACGTTGCCGCTCGTGAAGATAGCCACCGTGCAGTTTGCTGCCGCGTTAGTCAAGTTTGCCGCCACAATCTGATCCAACTTGAACACGTTGCCCGAGTTGGTGGTGTTTGTGACCAGCACAAAGTTTGCCGTGTTCGCAGGGGTCAGATATGTCGTCTGACCGTAGATCTGCGTGACGTTGACAATATTAGGGTTTGCCATTTGATAACTCCTTAGAAGCCGAAGATCATCGCCATCGCGATGCTTTTACCTGTTGTAATCCCACCTGCCGCAGGAGCCTGACTTACCCAGTGGGTGCCGTTACTGGTCAGCACGTTGTTGGCCGTGCCGGGTGCCACCATGGTTACGGTGCCTGTGTTGTTGCCAACCATCACGCTACCTAGCGTCAGGTTTGCCCGGCCGGTGCCGCCGCTTGATACCACCAGCGGGTTTGTGATCGTCACGTTACTTACAGCAAGCTCTGTAACGTAGGTAACAGTCTCTGTGATGCTGGTGCCGTTGTTGAATACCGACATAGACCGGCCTGCCGGCACAGTCACCGTTGTACCTGTCGGCGATGCGTTCGTGCCGTTTGAAATTACCACCGGACTCGACAGATTGTTGGTGACCAGATACTGCTTGGTAATCGCCGGTACAAACAACGTCTGCGTCGTAGATATTGTCCCGCCCAGAATCAGTCGCAAGTTACGCGCAGTCTGTGTGGCATTGGTATCTGTCAATGCTATGGCTGCATTTGAGCTGGCAAACGTTACCGTCGCGTTGCCCGTGATCGCCTCCTCCAGCGCCGTGCCGAGGTTGACGTTCGTTGTCGTCCCCCACGTACCCGCCTGATCGCCCGTGCCGATCAACTCGATCTTTAGCTGGGAATATGTACTAGCCATGATCTTTCCTTAAACTGTATTGATGACCGTCCAGGTTGCCGCGTTGCCCGTGACTATTGGCGTCCAAGTACCACCGCCGCCGGTATTAATTGCCGACCACGTAACATTACCGCCTGTTTCAATAGGCTCCCACAAGAATCTGCGGCGGGCAACATCTTCTGCCACAACCGATTCCAGAATCCTTGCGATGAAGCTTGCACTCGCACTATCACTGTCTGACGTAACCACAGCATCAGACACGCTTGCAGCAAAGTTAGCCTGCGCAGACACCGTGATAGAAGCGCTGGCATCCTCGCTGATAGCGAAGGCGATGCTGTTGAACACTTCCAGTATGTCTGTCGCATTTGCGCTCTCCGCAACCGCACCTGAAATACCAAACCTGCCTACTACCTGATCCTGCGCCGCTACCGTCTCCGCCGCCACACTCGTGAACGACACCTGCGACGCTACCGTTTCATTTCCTGCTACCGACTCACTGACAGTACCAAACCTGTTGTTCCTCGGTGTTACTGCATCACTTCCTGCCGCGCTCTCAGATACCTGAGAGTTCATGTTTGCCAGACTGCTGACTACATCTGCCGTCTGCGCGGTTTCTGCTACCCTCGCGCCGACCGACGCCAGCGAACTGACTGTGTCGCTGCCCGTGACCGTCTCAGATACTGCGCCTGTGACAGACTTGGTACTAGCAACAGTATCGGCAGCAGCAGCAGACTCGGCAACAGCGCCGGTGACATTGATGCTAGCAAAGTAGAAGTCAGTAACAACAGCAGACTCGGCGATGTTTGCAACGATCTTGGGCGCCAAATCAGCACTAACTGTATCAGCGCCCTTGACCAGCCCACCATCACCAAGACCCCAGCCATCCGACCCCCAAGCACCATTGCCCCAGCCACCGTTCGATATCGTTCGGTTATAGACTGAACAGCCCCAGCCAGCCTGCCCCCATGTGCCGCTACCAAAGCCGCCATCCACACATTACCCCGCAGCCTCAAGCTCACTATCCATAAACCAACGGCTGTGCGCCTGACCATCTTCAGACGTCCACTCCATCAGGCACCAGATATTGCCATCATCATCCATGCGCATCTTGATGATTGGACCCTGCGGGATCACCGCTTTCAGCTTGACTACGTCGCCCTTCTTAAACATGACTACCCCCTATCAAGAAGCATCTAGGTTGAACGAGTACGTCACGTTCAGAACATCACCGCTCACAACAGTACGATCGCCAGGCGCTTGGAAGTCGGCCGCCGAGAACAGCAGGCCAGATGTACCAGACGCCACGTTGCACAAGAACGCGCCAGAGATCGTGGCATTCGCTGTCATCGTGAACGTAGCCAAAGACGCCGAGTTGTTGATGTTCGACGGATCTGCCAGTGTGGCGTTACCAAACGTCACCTGTGGACGAGTGCCGCTGTAATCAGAGTTCTCATCCCAACCAGCGTGAGATGCCAGCGTATCTCCACCGGAGAACGTGGTCGATGCCGATGTATTGTTGATCAGCCCGATGTGCCAAGCAGCCGTGTAGGTCGAACCCTTGAAGTACTTGGTGTTCATGTCCTGCAAGCCGGTGTTCACCACCAGGTTGTGACCCATGTCTACCCACTTCTCTTTGCCGTCTTTGTCGTAGCAAGTAACGGTGAACACACCGCCGCCCGATGCGCCTTCAGCAAAGCCTGTCTTCCGCGCAACACCGCCGGTGACAGTCTCGCTGGATTTTGATTTTTCAATAGTCATGATGACTCCTCAGTTGATACGTATTAACGCACTGGACGGCGTATTCGGTGGCAGCGTCACAGTAAATGTGCCATTCGCAGCCTGCGTCTTGTCGCTCCCAAAGTCCAACGTGGCGATCGACGCATTCGCCCGAGTAGCGTTGTAAATCAACGCGCCTCTGGCAGTGAACTCAGCGTTCGTCCAAACCACATTGGCAAAACTTACATACACAATACCGTTGCTTGTAGACTCAATCGAGACGTTTGACAAGCCCTCGCCACCAGCCGTGTAGCCCGCACCACTAATCTCGTTCGTTGTGGAATATGCGGTCGTGCTTTCACCTAACTCTACATACCCGTCATACAGCGCCATCTTCAAAGAGTCCGACGCTATATTCTGTCGCCCGTTCAGTATGTCCACCTTGAACGATGTGGTCAGGCCTTGGTAAATCGTCATGTCACTTTCACCCTAACCTGACCGCTGCGGTACGCATCCTGACGCTCCATGCCATCGCCCAGACGCTTCAGTTCACCCATAGCCTCGTTGTACTTGGCCTCGACGTTGGCGATCAAATCCTGCTCGCCCTTCATGAACAAGTACGCCTCGCGCAGAGAGCCATACAGCAGGGCTGGATCGTAGTTGTCACCCAGCCACGTACGGCCATCTGGCGCTGTCGTGATCGACTCTGGGTAATAGTAGTAGTGCAGCTCCAGCGTGTAGGCGTCATCCGGCGTAGGGCCAAAGATGAAGCTCAGTTCGTCCGTCGTGGTGTTGCTCGTTACCTGTGGGCCGAAGATCGCGTAGTACTGCGGCAAGCCTGTATCTGCCGGGGTGGGATACGCAGCACGGATGTAGTTCACATCCTTGTTCAGCAGGTAGTGGTACTCCTCGTTTGCCGTGCCGTAGTTCTCAATCACAGCCATGGAGTACACCGCCAAGAAGTCTGTCGGCGCGGTCAGATACTTGTTACCGGTCAGCAGCGTACCTGTCGAGTTGCGGCGAATAGGCGGCAGCTGCACCGCATTGTAAATGCGGGTCTCCGTCTGACGGACAAACAGCGGGATGTTATCTACGAACGTCTGTTCGTAGTTCTCCGTGTAGTCCTGTATCGCTGCAACTAACTCGGTGTACGTCATGCCATCGGACCTCTAGCCATCACGCCCTTGGTAGCCGCACCAGTGCCACGAATCTTGATGCCGGTAGTCTTGGTGTCCTCGCGGCCAGGATCGCCAGCAGACACACGCTGCACAGCCGTCTTCGGCCCCAGCTTGTCTACCGCGATGTTGTTCGGGTCAGGCAACTTCTTGCCATTACCCTTTACAGGCTTGGGCGTACCCATGTTCTTGATAGCCATCTCAACCTCACTTGGTTTTCTGGTTCTGAATGCGAGCTTCGTTCCGCCCGTATTTTTTCAGATCGGACGTGGTCACGCCACCCTTTTTCATGCCTTTGTGCATACGCTTCTCATGCGCTTTCACCTCGGCTTTGGCTACCTGCTTCATCTTGTCCATCTCTCACTCCTAGTTAATGGTCACGTTTGCGACCGTAGTCTGTGCCACCAAGTTGTTGGGCGTTAGCCCAGCATCATTCGCTCTTGAGCCACCAATCGGCGACCAGCCCCACTGAATGATCCGGCTACCACCAGCAGGAAACCCATCCTGTAACTCACCTGTACCAGAGTTGTACTGCGTCTGCAATCCAGTCAAACCAGACTGCCAGTACGACTTGTCCGGTCTCGGATCCCGCACAGCCTGCGGGTCATTCACCGGGTACAAGCCCAGACTCAACTGCGGCTGGTCAGGTTCCCAGCAAGTTCTGCACACCTTGATGTTGACGTTCTTCGTCTTGATCGTCAGTGTCTTCAACTCTTTGAGCATGTACCGGAAACCGCACCGGTCACACTCGGAAATACTGTTCTTGCCACTAGCGTACTTACTTGGCATACATCACCTGTACGTGATCATGCGTGGCACCAGCCGATCAGGTGCCTTCTCACGATCTTCGCCCGCTGCCATCTCCCACGCTTCGTCGTACTGCGCCTTCAAGAACTGCAACCGCTCCAGACCGCCCGGCAACTTCATGGCCAGACGATATGCCAGCCCGCAGATCAGGCACTCCTGAAAGCGGAATGGGATGTCTTCTACGTTCACACCGTTGCCTACATCCACCATCCTACGCAACCGCCAGTACACGAAGTAGTAGTACGGTGTCTGTGCCGTACCTTGATCTGGGCTTGGCCACACGTTGATCTGTGGATACTGCGGCGTAGCGCCGGGCGCATCACTGGTCTGGCCGCTGCGACGGTTTATCCAGACTTGGATCGGGCGCCCTTGCGTGAGCTTGTTCGGGATTGTGGCGTAGGTGGAAACAGAGATTCGGTTGATGTTGATGTCTGACTGAGTCCCGATCTGCCCAGGATTGGTTCGAATAACATGTTCCAGAAGATCCACGGTGTCATTAGGTAGATCATAGGTAATCTGTCCCTGTACGAGCGGGATAGTTCCCTGCTCGATAGTCCACAAGTTGATGCCGCGATTTGCCCACTCCGTCAGCAGCAAGTTCAGACTGCGCCGGGCGGTACGAAAATCGTAGCCCGTGCGCATCTCCAGCCCGACTCTCTCAAAGGCTTCTTCGAAGATGTCGTTGACCGTCGGATTAAACGAGGTCGTAGAAGTCGTGTAGGCCATTACCTAAATCTCGCCGTCTTCTGAGCTATGCCCTTGGGTTGTTTCACGAACTGCTTGCCCGCTTTCTTTCCTGCCCGCTTTGCTCGCGTCGTCGCCGCATACTCCGCTGGAGACAACGCTTTGATAGCCTTCTCCGGCAAGTACCGCTCGCCTGTCTTCGACGATGGCTTGCCGCTTTTGGTGCGCCATTTCTGCTCGCCCCAATCTTTCAGGCTCTGCTGCGGTGCTTTCACTTCTTGCCCATTTTCTTCAGAGTTTGGGCAAGTCTTGCTCTTTGGCCCAATTTCCCTGGTTTTTTGGCAGCAGAGGCTAGCTTCTTAGGGGAAATCGGCTTGCCTTCTTTTGCGCCAAGTTGAGCGCGCAGGGCGCCCGGCTTCTTGATTGCGCTCTGAATCCACTTTTTTGTGGAGCCGCCCTTCTTCATACCCTCTACGCCACGACCCTTCAGGACGTCTGCTTGCGTTACCTTGCCGTCGCCGGTCAGATCTGGAAACTTGCTAGCCACGATAGCCTCCTCCTGCTGCCTTGTACTTCTTTGCCACCAGCTGTGCCTTGCGGGCTGACCATTGACCTGCGCCAGTGCCGTGAGTAGCCGCTGCTTTTACTTGCGCCACGATCCGCTTGCGCAGTTCTGGCTTGGTGTAATTGCCAGCAGCGTTCACCTTGCCGCCTTCTTTGTACTGCGTGAAGTCGGTGTTGTCCCGGCGACGCTTAGTTCTAGCCTTGGGCATCTTGCTTGCAGCAATATCTCCCATCCCGCGTGAGGGCATCATGTCAGCCTCCTGTTAGCAGTAGCCGCCTTTGCGCATCTTGGTCATGCCACCTTTGGCCATCTTGACCTGCATAGCCTTGGTTTTGCCCTTGGTGGCAACGCCGTCAGCCGACTTGTGACCAGCAGCCAGACCGCCGCTTGCCATCTTCTTGACCTTGCCGCCGTACTTCATGCCGGCTTCTGCCATCTCATGCTTGACCATAGACTTAGGAGCGCCCTTCTTCTTCATGAACGCAACCTCTTCTTTGACCTTCTTCATCGACTCTTTCATCTCGCCTCCTTTAGCTTTCTTGGAAAGACCAGCTTCGGACAGCCCGATAGCGATGGCCTGCTTGGGATTTGTTACCTTCTGACCCGACGAACTCTTCAGCTTGCCGGACTTGAACTCAGACATGACCTTGCCTACCTTTGCCTGACCACCCTTGGCAAAGCGCTGTGTCATTTGATCGTTAGGACCAGACATGGCTTGTGGCTGCATGTTGAACGTCTGATTCATGCCGCCGCTCTGACCACCGGCCATAGGCTGATTGCCGTAGAACGGATATGTAGGCTGCTGGGTCTGACCCGTCACGCCGCCATCTGCAAACTTTTTGCGCTTTCTCATACCATTCTTCCTTTGGTCTTGCCGCGAATAGCGCAGCCATCAGCACGAGCAGAAGCAGATGAAACCGAACCGCCTTTGGCTTTCTTCACTGGCGCAGGCGGCGTTTCTCCTGTCACAGTCTTTGTGGCCTCGGCATAACCCTTTTCGGTTAACGCATCCATCTTTTTGTAGAGCGCATCAAGTTCAGGAACTGACTCACCCTTCTCGCGGCGAGTCTCAAGTTCACGAATACGCGTCTGCATTTTTGCCATATCAGCCATCAGCACATCCTCCCGCGGGTCTTACCACGTTGAGCGATTCCATCTGCACGAGAAGAAGCAGATGACTTTCCACCACTAGCCATCTTCTTAATCTTGCCGCCCTTCTTGAATTCTGTATCACGGCTGTCCATGCCCATACGCTTATTGCCGCGGAGCGTTCTCTTTACATCAAGATCGCTACCGAGCTGCATAGAATATGGGTCACTCAAGCTGCTACCCGGCATCTTGCCAACTGTACTGCCCGACTGGCTTTTGCCCGCTTCACGCGCTTTCACGCGATCTGCCAACGATTCTTTTTTCTCGCCTCTGCCCATCGCCATTTTGGCAAGCGCAGCCGCTGCACCCGCACCAGCCAAAGCGGCGGGAGCTGCGTATCCAGGCGCACCTTCTTTATCTCTTGATGATTCAGTCATCTTGGCCTGACGCGCTAAACGTGCCGTCTCCGCGGCAGACTCGTCAGCTGTCGGAGCAGTTGACCGCACACGCTTCTTCTCGGATGCCATCTCTGTCGTATAACGCTTGCCGCCATACATGAATGTCTTTTCACCAGAGCGTCGAGCTTCTGAGAAAGCCTCACCGAACGATGCTCTTCGGGGTGATGTATAGCTACCCACTCTATCCTCGGGCGCATTGGCCATGTAATCCTTCATGGCTCGGCGGGGCGACTCATCCATCGGGATGTCATCGCCGTCGACCAACTCGCCTTCTGCGTAACGCTTTACCTTGCGCCTCATAACACTCTCCTCTGTGACTCAATCAGCTGGTCGATCTTGTTCTCCAGCCGGTTGAATCGCTGATCTATGTGATCGGTGATGCGGTCAACTTCCGCCTTTGTCACGTTATCCCGTGCTATCTCCTCACGCGTCTTGTTCAACAAGATGGTGATCCGCGCTAGCTCAGAGAACTTCTCATGGGCGACATACGCAAACAAGCCCACAAACAGCGACAGCGCGCCGTTCCAGACCAAATTGATATCCACGGTTAACACTTCCACTTTCGTAAAGATTTATTGATACGACTGTTTGGATCGTTGGCGGTCTTTGCAGAAGTCAGCTTCTTCTTCATCCCGGACATCCGGGCGCAGAATGACTTCTTGCGAGAACCGCCCTCTGGCTGCGGTGCTTTCAGACCAGGCTTGCCCGGATTGGCTTTGTTGTAGGAGGCGCGACCCTTGGCGTTCAAGCCGCCTTCAGGGTTCTTGCCTTCCTTACGCTGCCAAGCCGGGGTCTTAGCCATAGAACACCGTCACAGAAGTGTTGACCAACGTCACTGTTACGTTTGTGTAAAAGAGGATGCCGTCCGCAGGAATCAGGCAGTTGAAAGCCTCGCCGTTCGCAACAGTCTGCACAGTGAACACGTTCGTGCCACCGTCTTGGATAGTTACGTTACCAGCGCTCGATGTCGGGGCAATGATCATGCCCTTCACACGAGTTCGGCCTTCAAAGATTACTCCCGACGATCCGCGACTCTGCGCTTTTACGTCTGTTTGTTGAGCCATGCTGGCCCCCTATTAGTTGTTCTGCTGACCGAACAGAGGGTCATTTACGTAGTACGTAATGTAGCCAGCAACATCGCCAACAGCCGAGCTTGCGCTTTCACTTGTAACGGTGAAGTTCTTGGTTGGGCTGCCTGCTGTTCCGATGCCAGCGCCTGCGCCGGTAGCGCCTGGGGTGACAGTCTTTGCAGAGGTAGCAGCCAACGCCGAAACGTAGAACGCAGCGTTCGAAGTTGCACCATCAATAGTGGTGTAGCCGACATTCATCGTGCCTGAAGTCAAACCGTTCGTGATGATCACAGACGTGACAACAGCGTTTGCAGGAAGAATCAGGGGAGTGGTAGTGCCAGAAGCAACGACAACGTTGCCGGCAACAGCCGCGTTTGCAACATAGAAAGTTGCTGCCATGACGCCGGTGCCGCAATAAGCTTGGCGGGTGTTATCACCGCCGCCCGAACGCCAGATGCTTTGGGTAGTAGATACAGCCATCGAATTGTCCTCTCAAGCGAGTTCGGTATGGCAATCTGCTTGACGTCAGCCGGGACTGTTTGCCACACCCGGTATTCCCGGAATTACTGCGTTATAGCATAAATCTATGAAAAAAGGGGGCATTTAAGCCCCCTTCTATCAAGCACCCTGGGATGCGAACATACCCAGAGGATCGGACCATCCGAACGAATAACGCTCACGCGCTTTGTAACGGACGTTGCCGGTGTCGAAGTCTCCGTCCATGGAGTTCTGCAACGGGATACGAACAAAGTGCTTCATGCCGTTTGGAACGTCAGTGGTCAGGAACCATGCGTTCGTGTCGGTCAAGAAGTGGTTGATCGTATAGCCTTCCGGGATCGAACCGTTGTTAACGATCGCGTTCACGTCGTTATCATTGGTTCCCGGACGCAGTTGGGTCTCCAACAGGCGGGTCGCCACAAACTGGAGTGCTGGAGGCACGATCAGCTTGCGGGGACGAGCGGCGATCAGCAGACCACGTTCGTCAGTCCAAGCAGCGATCTGGATAACTGCGTTTTCCAACGCGGTTTCCGAGAGGTCAACTTGGGTCGACGGAGTGTTGCTGTTGGTGCCGCCAGATACCAGCGGGTGTGCAGTGCTGAACAGAGCCACGCCATCACCACCAGGGTAGTTAGACGAGAAGCCGTTGTTCAGTACAGCAGCAGCTTTTACCTGCTTGGTGTACGACATCGCACGAGCCAGCGCCTTGGTATAACGAGCCGACAGGCTGTCATACAGGTTATCTTCGATGGCCTCTTCGGTCAGCGAGAAACCCAGAGCGATGGTTTCGTGGTTGTATCGTGCAGTCCAAGCTTCCTGACCATTGTCGTACCGGATCGCAGAACCTTCGTTCTTGACCGGTGCGGCGCTGAAGCCAGACAGCTTGGTTTCTTCTTCGAAAGAACGCTCGGAGGTCTCTGTTTCGTAGATCTCTTTGTGTTCTTCACCATAACGAGCGTACTCCATGCCGAACAAGGCGTTCAGGCCAGGCAGTAGCTCTTTCAGTAGTTGTGCGCGTGAAATAGCCATGTCTTACTCCTTAAACACCAGTCGGATTCAGATACGCATGTCCGCCAGTTACTGTAGAAGTAACGAGGTTCGATGTGTTCGTGAACGTGGAAACGATGTACGGTGCGTTGAATTTGCAGATGAACTCGCAGTAGCCGTTTGCGCTGTTCGACGTGTCAGGGACAATGTCGACAATGCGAATTGGCAAGGATGCAGTAGTGGCAAACGAAGCGCCATTAATTGCAACCTGCGAATCACCTGTAGTGTTCGAGCCGTTGTTCTGAATCAAGGCAGCGTTCAGGCCGATCTGCTCCGAGCTGTAGAAAGCAACGGTAGTACCGGACGAAACAGCAGCCATCTTGAACAGAACATCAGGGTCGTCCACAACGTACGCCTGGATGTCAGGAGCGTTAGTGCCACCAGCGTAGTACTGGTAGTTCAGCTTCTGGTTGGTTGATGGGTTGGTGTAAGTGCAACCCAAGAAGATGCCAACCGGGGTCGCAGTCGAAGTGCCAGTATCCTTTTGGATAGTGCCATCCGATGCGATTTTCACGACATCGCCGTAGTAAATGCTGGTGGCATAGCCGCTAGCAATACGGAATAGGCGAGTCGAACCGGCGTACACCTGCCCGCCGATCAAATTGATCGGCTGAAGCCCATAAGGCTTCGATACAGTAGGATATGCCATTGATAACTCCAATAAGTTTAACCGCCACCTCGCGTCGTCGATGAACTCGACTCCTTGAAGAGTGGCATACGTGGGTCATTTTGACGCATAAGGTTGTTGTCCACTGCCTTGATTTGCTGCTCCGATTGTTGCAGGTAGTGTTTGTTACGCTGCTCGGCTAGCTCCTCTGGCGTCTTGCACAACAACACGTCGCCGACTTGGACGCAGTCTTTCCACCGCCCCTCGCCATTGACTAGCAGTCCATACTGCGGTTGCTCTTCGACTTTCACTGGCTCCCAACCTTCTCGTAGTTTGATAGAGATGTTGCGAGCGTCAGCTTGTCCTCCAAGCGACACGCGAATCCAACGGTATTTGTAACCCGGTTGCTTATCTGGTTCTGGCAGAAGCTCCGGCGGCGCCCACTGCTGGGGACGCTGCGTTTGGTTACGACTCTCTGTACTGCGCGGTGTGCGATTCTCAGCCATTTCTACCCTCCAATTTTTGCATTTCCTGCACGTATCTTTCCAACGGTACGCCAAGTTTTTTTGCCATGGCGACTGCGGACTGCTTGACCGTGATCTTCTTTGATCCCGTGCTTCTCGTTGCAGGTGCAACAACCGGAGCAGGTTTCTCGCGCTGGGGTTTTGGCTCCTGCGCAGGGGCTTCCTCCTGATCCGCAAAATGCTCTGGGAATCGACGGCGCATGGTCTCGTCGACCTTCTTCCAGTATTCGTCCGTAGACGGATATGCCGTCCCGTACTGAGAGACCAACTTCTGATGCAAGCCCAGAGCCAAGCTGGTCATTTCCTCGTCCTTACCGAACCATTGATTGCGCTCTTGCCACGCAATTGCCCTCTGGTCAGGACGAGGTGCTGGATTGGCAACAGGTTGTACATCAGTTTCCATCTCTTGTCTAGACGGAACATATTCAGATACCCGCTGCAATTTGTACTGCGCATGATTCAACTTCTCCTGCGCCTCTATCAAGGCATCGGAGTCGCCAATGTCGTAGGCATCTTTGTATGCCTTCTTGGCAGCCTGTAATTCCAGCTCTGCCGCCGACTTTGCCGTGGCAACAAACGCCTGCTCGCCGTGCGAAAGCCGACTCTTAAGCGCGTTGTTCTCTTCTAAAATTCGCTGGGCATAAGCAATAGCTTCCTGCTGCTCACGCAATGCCTGCTCTTTCTCCCGACGCTCGTCGTGGTACACCTTCCTCATCTGCTTCAGGCGTAGTTTTACGTTGTCGGAGTATTCCTCCAGCTCGTCGTTATCAAGCTCTTGGACGATCTCCTTGGGCATCGGCTCCCTACCACGATCCTCGGGAGGCGTATCGTCCTCTATCTCATACTCAAGATCCTCGGCAGCCGAGGCTTTGACCTCGTCCTCCTTTTCATCAGGAAACTTGAAATCTTCCATGTCTTGTTGCGCCATGTGTTTCTCCTTTGTTAAGCTCTAGAGATCCCGCGTGGGTCTTGAACCACCGCTTCAACCACGTCGTCGTTAATCAAACGGAACTCGCGGCCGTGAATCTTCAGGCGGGTGCCAGTGTTAGGACGGGCGAGAATGAAATCCCCTTCCTTGCACCATGCTCCATTCGGGAACCGCTTTTCGTCTTTGTAACAATCAGGTCCCATCTTGATGACAAAAAAGACAGTCGCCAGTACCTTTTCCTCGTACAGAGTTTGGTCTGCCTTGACTAGCCCGCTGTCAAACTTGTCTTCAACTTCCGGTAGCGCGACCAGGATGTGATACCCGGTAGGCTCTGGCAGTTGTTTCGCTTTTTCCTCCGCTGTTTCTGGCAGCGTGGATGTCTCGCCATCTTGACTGGCGATTAAGATTTCACTCATCGGAATACTCCATTTTCTTTGCAAGGTCCAAGATAAAACCCTCCGCAAGCGATAGACCTCGGATCTCGCCGCAAAGTTTTTGATAGTCAGCGTAGTCTTTGGCCGCGCTGTTGGCGACGGCCTCCACTATCTGATCGCGCTTGTCACGCACCTGTTTGAGCAGTACTTCAAGCGCTTTTTCCATGGATTACTCCTTTTTCTTCGCAGGTTTTGGCTGCGGTTTCCTCATCTCAATTTGTTCTCGGGCAATCTGCGTACCTAGCTTTATGCCCTCCAACTCCATGCGAGCGTCCAGATCTGCCTTGTCTTTTGCCGACTTGGCGCCGACCTGCATACCCGCAATCTCTTTCTGAGCGGCGATACGCTCTTCCTCGATGCGGATTCTGTCCGCCTTCTCGGTAGCATCCATCGCCAGCTTTGCTTGCTTGAGCTGCAACTCCTGCGCTTTGAGCTGGAGTTCTGCCTGCTGCATCTGAACAATCGGATCCTGCGCTGTTTGCTGCGCCTGTTGTTGTGCAACTTCTGCCTTGTCCTTCTGTAGCAACTTGCCTGCCGCTGCCGCCATCATGCGCGACACCTCGACCTCGACTTCCTCTGGCAGCTCCTTGTCCATCTCTGGCAACGGTACGCCCAGCATTTCTTCGATCTGCTTACGGTACTCAAACGCCACATGCTCGTTAATGTGAGCCATGAGTGCTGCCTGCATAACCTGCGCGCGCGGGTTCTGGCCGATGATTGCGGCTATTTTTGGATCCTGCATGGCCGACACATGCACAGCAATGTGCGCCTGATGATCTTGATAAATGAACGCCTTGACCGGCTTGCCATTCATCACCGCCATGTTCTCCGACACAGGATCTTTCGGTTTCTGATCTTCTGCCGACGGGACTAGCTTGCCAACGTTCTTGATCCCCAAGACCTCCAGCATCTGACGGTTCAACTCCACCATGTCATAGATCTGTGGGTTGGCCGCCGCCATCTGCATCACCGCCTGATACTGCACAACCTTCTGTGCCATCGTGGCCGAGTTGGGATCCGATACCGGGATCACATCCACATCGTCGTAGTCCGACTTCTTCGCACGGGGCGTACCCTCTACCGGCATGTAGCTGTAGGAGTCCGGCGTGTAGTCACGGATGATGTCTTTCAGGAGCTTTAACTCCTGCTTCATGGCGTAGTGAATGCGCGCCTGCACCGCAGACATCACCTTCAACGTACGCTCCAGAATAGCCAAGGTAGTGCCAACCGGTGAGTTGGCCGACATGTCAGCGATCTTCAAGTCAGCCGCAGCAGCAAACCGGCGGCCTTCCTCGACGATCTGGTTCATCAGTCCAAGAAGTACTTGGCTCGGCTCTTTGTACGGAAGTGGGAGGATGTTGTCTCTGATTGTGCCGGCCGCGACGTCCACATCTCGGAACTCGCCGGGTGCAATTGGAGTGTCATCTCCTTTGACCCGCATTCCCTTAGTCTTGAGACCGCCAGGCAGGTTCGATAAAGTCCCAGCATCAACCAGCTGACGAATAATAGAAGTACCAGACTTAGCGAAAGCACCGATAAGATGAATAAGGCCGAAGGCATAGAAGCCAAAGCCGGGAATGTATGGGTAGTGAACAAAGTGGTTCCTCTTCTGATAGGTCTCATCTTCCGGCCGCCAGTTTCTTCTGATTGACAGAACTTCCTGCGAGGTCTTCTCTATAGTGACAATGTACGGAAGACCAATCTCCGTCTTGTTGCCCTTGTCATCCGTGTCCTCGTACCCCGGCAGATCCAGATACACCTGCATCTCCAGAATCTTGTACCGATCGTCCGTCGTTGCGCGGAAACCCATCTTTTCGGCAATCGACTTCTCGATATCGTCCAGCGAGTTCTCTGGCTCGGGCAGGTCGATGTCTCTGTAGAACCCCGCTACCATTAGGCGGCGCAGTTCATTCTTGGTCTTTCTCATGACGTGCGTTACGCGCGGCGCAGATTCCAAGTTACTCGCCCCGTATGGCACAACCACGTCCTCCGCCGGCACGAATAGCGACACCTGACGGCCAAGACTTGGGTCGTAGTACACCTTCTTGAATGCATTCCCCGCCAACCCCAAGCCCCACAGCATCCGTTCATGTTCAGGCCGGTACTCGGTCATGACTTCCGTCAGTTGGTAGTTCATGTCATCCCGAACGCGCTCCGCCGCATCTCGTTTCTTCGGCGTTTCTTTGCCAATGATCTTAGTTTTAACGGGACCCGAAGCTGGGAAGGTCTCCATGATTGTCTCGGCTTGAAACTTAACAAGCGCTTCAGATAAAAGGGGATGGTAGACACCGCAGGCTCCTTCCCATGGCTCTGATCTTTCTTCGATCTTCATGCCCAACAGCTCTAGGCCGTCGACATACGTCTTCATCCAGTCCTTGCGGCTGTCGATATCGTCCTGAAAGTCACTGAGTAGGTCAGAGGCCAAGGATTCCAGCTCATCTGTCGCCATTTTCTCGGCCAGATTCTCGGAAAACTCGTCTTCTTCCTCGTCTTTTTCCAAGGTGATCTCTAAATCACCCAATCCTATAGATACAGACTCGGGATCCTCGATCTCAATCTCTATCGGCTCCGCTTCCATGAGCGCTTCGTCCATCCCCACCGGCAGCTGGTACAGCGCCTTGTCTATATTTGTCGCCATCGTCTATCCTCAGTAGTAACTGCGCCTGCGCCGCAGGTCCAGTGGCTCATCTTCCTCGTCGGAACCCAACCGCAGGAAGCCGCCTTGTCGAAATCGTATCAACGCCTGTACGCCAGAATCGACCAAATCGTCATGCTCTGCGTTCGGGAATCGGGCAAACTCTTCAATCACCTCTTCTGCCCACCGTTTGTCCGGCGCCCACACTTTACCGGAAGAAAATAGGTCTGTAACGCTGTTCAGACGCACGAACTTGTCGTTGCCGCGTGTCGGCGTGAAGTCTTGAACCATCACGCCCATCCTGCGCAGCTCAAATATCAGGGGCGCACCCGCTGCTTTCGCTTCAATAATGCAGGCGTCCGGCTCCCAGTCGTCGTACAGCTCTTTTGCCTTCTGCTTTAGGTCGGGAAACTCCACTTTTCCCTTCCACGCATCCAGCAAAATGATGTTCACATCGTTCTCATCCTCGTCTTTGTGGAAAACACCCCAGGTCGTACACGCAGAATAGTCACTCCGCTGGTTTTTTGTGTACGCCGTGTCCCAACTTTGGATGATAAATTCGCACGGAGGCGCTCTATCTGCCTCCCACAGCTGCCACCAGTCCCTTTTTACCAGCGCACCCTCTTCTCCCGTGGGCTTTTGCTGGTACTGGGCGTTCCATTTGTACGGCGGAAGCTCCTCTTTTAGCGCCAGAAGCTCGTTTACAGGCCAAAATTCAGGCCATAGACTGTTTCCCGACGGCAAAATCGCAGGGAATTCGATCACTTCCCACTCTGTCGCGTCTGATTTCAGCACTCGGCCAGTCAGATCCTTGTCCGACCAGCGTGTCATCACCATCACGATCGCCCCGCCCGGCTGTAAACGCTGACGTGGGCCAGATGTGTACCATTCATACACGCTGTCAAACACCGTCGGATCGCCCTGCGCGAGTCTCGCCTCTTGTTCTGAATGCGGGTCATCTATTATTAATAGATCGGCGCCTTTACCAGTAACAGTACCGCCAACGCCAATCGCAAAATAATCCCCGCCGTGACTTGTCGCCCAGCGTCCAGCCGCTTTCGAGTCCACCCGCAAACCCACACCGGGGAAGATCTTCGCGTAGTGGTCGCTGTCCACCAGGTTTCTGACCTTCCGACCAAATCCCACCGCCAGTTCGGCCGTGTTGGATGTCTGGATTACCTTCTTCTCAGGGTTTCTCCCCAGATACCACGCCGGCAATAAGTAACTCGCAAACTCCGACTTCGTGTGTCGCGGCGGCATGTTGATGATCAGCCGCTTCAACTTCCCCTCCGCGATCTCCTCAAACTTTTTGGCCATGATGGCGTGGTGTCTGCCATGTATAAATCCCGGCCACATCTCTTTCACGAACGACATGAACTTACTCTGCGCGCGCTCTCTGGCCACCGCATCTCGGTACTGCGCCACCTGCTCCAGCAACTTATCCTGCTCGGCCGGCGGCAACTTACCTATCAGCTCACTCAAGTCCACGGACTATTCGCCTTCTCTCTCATCGCCACTATCGACAACTCAT